GCGTTATCACCGTTATTGGCTGATTCTTGCCCTTCCCCTACTTTTCGGATTAGCAGGAGTCGCCCAGACGGACAAGGACCGTTTGTACGACCGCGTTGCCGTAGATAATGCGGCCATGCCCCAAATCTTTAAGATGTATCGAGATAGACACATCAAATGGATTACAGGAGCATTTGCAACCATTGCTGTTCTTTATGCATTGGCTTGCGTCTGGAGAGCTCTCAAGGTAATACCAGTCCCTCAGGGGAATCTGGCACCAACCGGAGATGCTGATATCCAGAAACGCGATGCAGAAACGAATCCCTGGGCAGGGGTTCTAATTTCTGATATGCCGGCCTCGGAAAAGGCCAAGACTACCACTGTCGACCACTTGGAGAAACTTATTGCTAAGAATCTCTGCTATATGGAACTCTGGGCAACCGTCGATGGTAAGGAGCGTCACTATCATTGTAATCCTTTCTTCCCGAAATCGAATGTTGCTATTGTTCCCAAGCATATGTGGAAGGCTTCGAACATGCAAGCGAAGTTTACGCGGCATGATCCGAATCAGATTGGTGGTAATTTCTCCGCCCACCTATACCGTGGACATAGTGTCGATATTCCTGGCACTGATTTGTCCATAGTATGGGTCCCGAATGGTGGCGATTGGAAGGATTTGTCTGATTATTTTCCTCTTGATCGTTTCCACAATTGTCCCGGTCGTTTGTCCTATAAAGACGCGGACGGCAAAATTCATTCTTCTAAACTGATGATGAATTGCCGCGACGTCACGACTGACACCCACTTCTTTGGAGCATCCTATAACCTTCAGTTCAATACTTTTGAAGGTTTGTGTATGGCCCCTGTTATCACTGAGACCAAAGCCCCCTTAATCGGTGGGTTTCATCTCGGTGGTCAGGAAGGAAGTGGTTCCGGATGCTGCGGTCTCCTCACGGCTTCCCAGTTCGCAACCGCCTTTGCTTGCCTACGCGAGAAAGACGGTGTTCTGTTGGGAGTTAGTGCTGGTACACTAAAGCAAAAAGAATTCGACGTTCAGTATTTCTCTGGAAAGACTGTGCACCACAAAAGTCCTATCAACTACTTGCCCTCAGGCACGAATTGCAAGTACTATGGTGAGTGCATTGGTCGAGCTTCTTACTATTCTGAAGTCGAACCGACCGTTATATCTCCTCTGGTCGAGGAGGTGTGCGGAGTCGAGCAACGCTGGGGTAAACCAAAGTTCCATTCTTGGAAACCCTGGCAAGCTTCCCTCTCCCACTCTGCCTGTCCATCTATTGGCATTGAGGGAGATCTCTTAGTCAAAGC